ACCCAGTTTGTCTGCCAGTGCGATGTTCTTCAGCACCAACAATACGATCTTGAACTTTATTATAAAAATCCATATCTCCTCGACCTGTAAATGCCGCAAAATCATTATATTTATTTTTACTCTTACCAAAAAAATCAGCAAAACGTTCATAATCAACACCATGCTTATCTAAAACTGCTTCAAAGGTTTGTAAATAAGCAGGAGGAGTATCAAAGCCTATTTTAGTTAAGAATGTATTAAGTTTTTCTTCTGCTGATGTATCGAATTTATGTGTACGTCTAGCAATTTTAGCTAATGTAGGCTCATCAGCTTGGCCTACCAAGCTCGGCTCTTCTTCATTACGAGCATCTGTTGGGACCGCGTACACATCATATACTCTTTCCATAAAAAATTGTTTAAATGTTCTCATATTCCTATCGGTGGCTTCTCTCCATACTTTTGATGTTGTTGGTCTTTACCATTTGGTGTACCTAAAGCACTTAAGAATGTACGCTCCCATTCTTCCAATCCATCTTTCTCTTCCAAGTCATCTTTAGAGAACATAAGATCATATGACTTAATAATCAAGTCATTTAATTTAGCTATGGTCTCATCATTACGTAAAGACTTAAACGCTAAGTTCTCTACTGAAAATTCTCCCTTACTTGCAAGTCCATCCTGACGCATCTTCATAAGTTTGTCTTTTAACTTCTTAGCGCGCTTGTTAACCAGACTAAACTCTTTCTCGTCACTAATATTATCTAATACTTCCTCTAAAAGGTCAAGCTCTTTTTTAAAGGATAAAGCTTTCTTTTGAACATCTTGATGATCTATTTCCGGCGGGTCTTGTTTAGGTTTTTTAATCCATCTATTATCAGATAAACTAAATAGACCGGAAGCCACATGAGGTTCATGAATGTCTTGAAAATATAACTCAATTTCATGATTGTTAAATTGTATGTCGTGTCTCAGGTTCCATATAAATCTCTTTCCATCTAATGCTCTCTTTACTATAGACTCATCTTCGTTAATGTCAGCAAAATCTAATAAGATATGAACATCTAAATCAGAATGATCATTATAATTAAAATTAGCAAGCGATCCAGTTAACTGGATGTCTTCAACCATTTCAGGAGAAATATGTTGATCGTTTTTAACAAAATTATCTACGATTTTTAAAATTGGCTTTAATATGTCCTCTCTAAAAACAAAATCATCCCAGAATTTAGGATGCAAAGTATCGTTATAGTAATTTGCATCTTCGAAATATGTTTTAAAAGACTTTGACATTGATATTAATTAGTTGTTACATATACTTTAACGTGATCTGTATTATCAGGCTGACCATCCTCGCTTAAGTCATTTGTTATATGCTCATGGACAGCTTTAATATAATTAGCTGCTTTTGTTACCTTTGCACGCATCCAGTCTTCTATAGGGTAGTCTTCTGTAAGCATGTCTTGTAATCCTTGCGCCATCTCAACTACTCGAGTTAGTTCTGCTGTAGATGTAACTTCAGTGATCGTTTCATCTATATACTCGTTCAAATACCCATCTAATTTCTGAGTCGTTTGCATATTATAATTATTTATACAAACTTATAGAGATAACCGTTGTCCGACTTGAAGTTTATCAGGATCAGAGAGTTTATTTACCTTTATAAGATCATTTATCGATCTCCCGGACTGTTTTGCTATTTTACTGAGAGTGTCTCCTGGTTTCACAGTATAAAAATCAGTTTCAACTGGTTGTGAGGGAGCATCTCCACCAAATGTTGCAAATGCCGCGGCATTTCTCTCCATTCTAGGTGCTACACCAGTATTTTCTGCTTTTGACTTCTTATAACCTGCATGATTTAAATATTCTTTAGCTGCTGCTTTAAATTCTCCTTGGTTTATAAATGCCAATGTATCTTTACTACCAGAAAGGTCACCTCTAAAGAAACCATCTACAATAGCATTGCGAACATATTGTGGTAAAGAATTAAATTTTGGTATTTTACGTTGTGCTGCCGCAATTTTAGATTTTACATCGATATCAAACAATTGTTTCATTTGTTTGTCAGTTAATGCTCTTCTACCACTAACCACCTCGCTATACTCTTTACCTACAACACTTTTTAAAACTTTATCGTTACGTAGAACAAGATGGCCTACTCCAACGGTTAAGTAACCTTTATGGTCTTTGTACGCGTAACCAGGTCGACCGTCTTTACCTTTACCTTCACTCGGAACAATATACTCATAATAAGTTTGATCCTGCTTGACAGCTTGAGTTATTGGAGTAGGCATTTTGGCTTGTACTTGCCCAGTGCCACCTAAAGTAGCACCTATAATACCTAATGCTGCTAGAGCATTAGTAAATGGCCCTTCTTGTAAGATTATATCATTTGCCTCTGCTAACTGATCAAATGTCATTCTAATTATTTATAGACTATGCTCCTTAAAGGTACACTTTCATACTGTTCCTCATAGTCACACGTTCCATAAAAATAATTATCTAACTGTTCTGTTAACCTTGCTTTAGCTACCTCAAGATCAATTTCGAACCATTCATTCCTTATTTGTTTTGCAAAATGAGTCATTTGCTGTTTTATGTTTTTCTCAGCCTTTAGGTATTCTGGATGTTTAATAGAATAAATAACCTCATAGTCTCTAAAAGGAGAACCCGTCTGATATGTTTGCAGACGGGTCTTTAGATTACGGGTTGTTCCTATTTTTATCCAACCGGGCCAAGAACTATTAGTAATGATATACAGGTAGCCTGGGGACATAAAAGTATTTATCCCCAGATATATAAAATACTATGCACTCTCCCAGGCTTTTGTATCAGCATTAAATACTCTGGTCTGTTCACCTGACACAGGATCTGTTGACAGTGCAACATGTACCTCTTTCCTATGTGAAGCTTTATTAACAAACGACCAACCAGTACCAACAATACTCGAAGTACTACCTAAGATCATAGTGAACGTATCCGTCGATAATGTACCTTTAGCGATCAAAACTCCTCCTGCAATAGTAGCAGCGTGTCGTAAAAGTCCACCTATTTCTTTTTTGTACTTAGCAATACATCCTATAACTTTCTTCATATGTAATTATTTATACTATATAGATGAATTAAATACTTATATGGAACAAAGAGGAATACAACCATCTGATATTGAACGAGCTGCTCAACAGCTTGTGGGAGAGTATGGATGGATGTTTATCGCTGGATTAGCAATATTATTGTTTCAATCAAGTATTAAAAAACTCGCTGCTGGTCTTTTTGTGTTCTGGGGTAATGATTATAAAACAGATGATACAGTATACGTCGATGGAAAACCCGGACGTATTATACGAGTGGGTATTACTAAAACTGTCTTCTTTATATACGATGTTATCGATGGACAAGTTATCGGTGGCAGTAAACTTGTTATACAAAATGAATATCTAGGAAAACTAAAAATAGAGAAACCTCTATGCCAGTTAGATTTATCTAGATATAACGGTGCAAAGAAAAAGCACTAAGCAGTTTCTGGTTCAGGTTGAGCAACTGGCACCTTTTCAGCTAGTCCTGGAATCTCACAAGCACCACCTCCACAAGCAATTGTCTCTTGTACTTCAGTAGTATCTTCCTTTTCCTTAAAGGACTTATAGTTTACAGATTTAAACTTCTCAACAATAGCTTGCCAACGCTCTTCGTCTTTTTCATCAACTATAGACTCTAACGGAGCTTGTTTGTATAGCTTATCTCCAGTCTTAGGCAACAATGATACAGCACCAAAGTATTTCTTATTGTCATATAAGAACTTAAAGACTCTGTCCCATTCATCATCCTTTACAACTGCTGTACAACTAACATTATGTTCAACATTATTAGTGTTTACATCTGTTGTTCCTGGTATCACCCAATTCTGTTGAGTTGATTTAATATACTTTAAATGCTGTAATGCAGTTATATCATCTTTCACTACAGCCTTATCAGATATCTCTATAGGAAACGTTACAACATCATCTGTCTTATTTGCTGACCACACACTTTCCTCACACATATGTGGATTGCTTTTCTTAAAGTGTCTATAAATGGGATCGAGTTTATTACATTGAATACGTCTAAAGTACTTTCTGCTGTGATGAGGATGAATTCCTGAGGCACTTCCTAATACAAGAGAAGAAGTACCTTCTGGTTTAATACAAGTAATCCGAGCGGCTTGATTGATGTTTAATTTCTTAGCCCAGGCTTTGTTAACTCTAATAGCATGCTCGGCTCCTTCCTTTTGATAATCAGGATTTAATAAGATTTTAGGATTATCCATCATACCAGTAATAGATACACCTAATAGAGCTTCTCCTTCTGTTAATTGCTTAGAAGCTGGTCTCAAATAGTTGAAATCAGAGTATGCAGCTTGTAGAGTTCCAATGATAGTAGCAGCTTTAACTGCATCTAAAAACTTAGCCTTAGTATCGATATTAGCTCCATTAATAGATGTTAGATTACAAAACTGTACACCACAGACACCATCTTCAGTAACTGGAACAAATCCAATCTCAAAACAAGGATTGTATAATTGCCATGGATGATTACCAAACACAAAACCAGGTTCTCCAAATTGTTTAGTTTTATTAAGAATGTCTGTAAACTCTTCAAACGTAGTTTCATTTCTTAATAATAAGACACTGTTATTACTTCTAGCGCGTTGAGGTTCAATGTGAATCCAGCTTATACGTTTATTATCAATAACATCTTTATATTC